ATTCGCCCAGCAAGTCGAACTCATCCAGCTTGGCGGCGCTGATGCTGCGGCGGATCATGCCAGCCTGCTCCAGTGCGAACTCAGTGGCCTTGGCGTAGTCGTAGTCCACCCAGCCATTCTGCACGGCAACCATGTTCATCAGGTCAGCCAGCACGATCATGACTTCCCAGTACCGCTCCTCTCCGGTGAACCGGACTTTGTACTTCTTCTCAAAGGCGACCATGTGGTCGGCAATCATCTTGACGATGGCGGCTTCGCCCTTGTCCACCAGCCACTGCAGGATCAGCAGGCCGACATGTCCATAGTTGCGGGTGATGGTGTTGTAGAACTTGCGCCCCACATCCGTGCTCTTGGTGAAGATGTCCGAACTCTCCAACGAAAGCTCCAGCATCCGGGCCATCTGCGCGTCAGTCTCGAAGTTACCAGCCAGCAGCTTGCCGCCCATGGGGCGGTTGGTTGACAGGGTCACAGGCGTAGCCCATGTCTTTGGGTCACGCTCCTCCACCCGGGCATTGAGGCGGCTCTTGTCCCGGCCCTGCGTCACACCGTAGATGAAGTCACCGACCTCTTTATCGGGCATCATGGTGGTTTCGTCGATCGTCATGGGCAGGTTGTTCAGGAACGACAGGCGGGTGAACAGCGCGTTCTGTGTGTACTTAGACTGGAAATGCAACTCGACAGGGTTGCCCCAGATGGACTGCATCGCCAGCTGTGCCAGCGACTTGCCGCTGCCCGTCGGCCCGTAGAGCGAGAGCACTGCACCCTTGAGCCCGGTGAACTGGTAGAGCGGGGCGGACATGGACACACCCATGGCGAAGATGTGGGCCTTGAGCCCGGCAGCTTCCATGAGCTTGGTGATCTTGATCCACTTCTCGTGGTCACCCTTGGAGCCATACATCCCAGTGCCGATGCGCTGCACCGCAGAGGATAGCACGACATCCTCGACCACGGTCTGGCCTTGCTCATCCTTACGGACTTGCTTGTCGCCCAGCACGAACAGCGAGTTCTCCTCCTTCCACCCCAGCGTGGTGTAGAGGTTGGTGGTTGTCTTGAGCCTGCGCAGTTCGTCCATGTAGGAGCGGAGCATGAATTGAAACCTCTCGGTTATACCCTTGAAGGGCAGCACGATACCTTGGTCAGCGATGGCTGTGGGGAACTCGCGGTTCCCATCGGCGAGGTAGGCTTGTCTGAACTTGAGTTCCTGCCAGCCCTTGTGCGGGCGCTTCCAGTGGTAGCGGACCACCTCGTAGCCAAGGGCTTCATCCTTGCCGTAGCTAACAGGGTACAGGTCGAACGGCACGACCATGATGTCAGTGTCGTCGATGGTCTGGGCGATGCCGCCCTTGGCCACACGCTTGAAACCCGGAGGCATGGGCACTTCGTGTGCCACTTCGTCAAGCGCATCCTCGGCTGGGCCCTCGGCCTCAGTCAGCTTGCGTCCGATCTGGCAGGGCGACGTGATCTTGCCTGCGTAGGGACACTTCTTGCAGCCGCTCTCGCGCAGGTCCTTGAACTTGGCACAGGTGGTTGGTCCTGTGGCCTTGCCTCTCCACTGCTCCACCTTGAGGACAGTACGACTATAGTCGTAGTCCGGGTGCTGGTCTGACCACGCAACAGCCGTCCCTTCCGGGTCGTCGCAGAAGGCAGCGATGCCAAGCAGCGCATACCAGAACGGCTCCTCCACATCCTTTTGGTTGTTGGCAGCCCAGCGCACCTGTGCGCAGCCCTCGATGATGTTGCCCGCAACGGCAGGCTCGTACTCCGTGCCGGACGCAAGTGCTCCCGTGATGCTCGACACAGGCTTGACCTGCGCAGCGAAGCCGCGGGGAGTGCCGCCTAGCAGGCGCTGCTTTGTGATGTAGGGGAGCAAGACTTGACGCAGATCGTCGGGGTCGTTGTCGGGTGCGTCCTTGATGAGCGTCACTTCCGCCCCGTTCTTGGGGTTGTGGGTACCCACGGGGCGCAGCACTCGGGCGCTGTCGGCGGTCACCGCCGGGTCGATCTCGAAGCCATGCTGCTTCGCGCACTCCTTGAGTGCGTCAGCCAGAGGCTGCCAGTCTGCGGGCGCAAGCGCCTCGGTCAACGGCCAGTACACGTGGAGACCACGGCCCGAGTTGACGACCATGGGTGGCGGCAGGCCACTGGCTTTGAGGAATGTCTTGAGGGCCTTGGCGCCCTCGCGCTGGTCGGCGAAGGGCTTGTCTTCGCCACAGTCGATGTCAATGAACAGAGCCTTGGTCTGCTTGACGTTCACCTGCTTGCGATTGCCCGCCTCGATGAACGAGGACATTGCGTAGTACACGTTACCACCAGCAATGTCGATCCGAATGACCGCGCCGGACAGCGCGTCTATGGTCTCGTAAGACTTCTGCGCGCGTTTGTCCGGGTTGATAACTGTCGCTACGTAATACCCTTCGTCGGGCAGCACCCTGCCCAAGAACTCTGCTGTGTCCATGTCCCTACCCTGCTCGGTGTGTGGGGGGCTCGACACCCCCCACCTTTATTTTACGAGAAGCAACTCTTGCAACGCAATCAGTCTGTCGTCCTGATCCATTGCCACGATGGCCGGTGCCGGCCACTCGTGTTCTGTCATAACACGGAGCATGTCCTTTAGGATAGCCCGCGTTTTCGTGGCGTTGCGCTCGGCAGGGTGGCCCTCTTTCTTCCAGTTGTAGTAGGTTACCCGGGATACCCCGAGTAACCTTGCCATCTGGGTGTGCGTGAGCAGCATGTGCCTACGGAGCGCGTCGATCTTCTCGAACGTGATCCGCTTCTGCTCAGTCGTCATCGTCCATGTCCGACATCAGGTTGGCGATCTCATCGGCGAGGGAGCCAGTGCCAGCCTTCTCCACCTTGGGTGCTGCGGGCTTAGGTGCAGCAGCCTTCGGCTTGGGAGCTGGAGCTTCTTCCTCCTCGACGGGTGCAGCCTTCGCACCGAACCCACGCTTGGGTGCCGGGGCTTCTTCTTCCTCGACCGGAGCGGGCTTCGGCTTGGCAGCGACAGCGGCGGGCTTGGCGGCAGCCTTCGGCTTGGCTTCGGCCTTGGGCTCAGCGGCGCTTTCTTTCTCGCCAGTGATCTCAAGCACCTTGTCCGAACCGAACAGCCCTTCGACCGCAGCGTACTCACCCTCGTCAAGGAAGCCGCCGAACTTGAACATCAGCTTGGGGAAGCTGGCGTCAGTGTCGAAAGTGACCACGGTCTTGACTGCCTCGACCGGGATGCCCCGCATCTGCAGTTCCTTCTGGTAGGAACCCAGACCCTTGAGCGCAGCCGGGGTGATCTGCAGCAGGTAGACCGGACCCTCCGGATCGTTGGATGCCACGACAGCCAGACGCTTCTGGTCGGCGCAGGCTTTGATCTGCTGGCCCATCGGCGTGATCTTGGAACCCCATGCGTTCATCGGGCAGCCAGCGCAGGTGTCGTTCTGCGGGTCGGTGCTCTCACCATGCGGACGGATGCCGTCCAGCGAGTAGCAGTCAGGCGACGAGGGCTCACTGTCCGGGGTCCACTGCTTGGCGTAGAACGTCTTGGACAGGCGCGGGTTGGCACCCACGATCACGACCGACAGCTTGGTGTCCTCAAGCACAGTCTCGGCACCGCCCTCGATGATGCGGAAGCGGCTGCCCTTGATGGAGATGCGCGGGAACTCCGCGCTACCTGCCAGACCACCGGCCAGAGCGGCCGACAGAGCAGAGGGTTGACCGACCACACGTGCGAGGTGTGCCGGGATTTGGATGTTGGAAGGTACGATGTTGCTCATGTTGTCCTCTCTGAGCGTTACTTGGTGAGACGCCGCGCCGCCATTTCGGCGACGAGCAGGGGCCCGAGTTCGTCTGCGCTTGCTGCGTAGACTGCGTCGACTTTGTCCGGACCATTGGGGTTGTAGCTGCGGGTGGTAACGAGGAAGCCATTGCGGATCGGCGTCACGACGTGCGTCGCCGGGTTGTCCGCAGAGCTAAGCATGTGGAGGGCCATGTGCTCCGCGCTTTGGCCACGACTAACCACCTCCGGCATGGGCCCTTCCAGCCAGCGGCGCACCATTCTGCGGAGCCACCTCATTCGTCACCCCCTGACGCCTTGCGGATGTTGACGCCCAGCTTGGTGCCATAGGTAATACCGGGTGGCACTTCGCCAGTCTCATCCATGTGAGACCGGACCGCGGTCTTGGACACACGCTTCTCCAGCATGTCGAACGCGTCATGGTTCTTGATGAAGGTCAGCACAGCATCCCAGTCCGCCACGTTGGCGAAGTCAGTGCTGGTCACGAAGGCCGTGCCAGCCGAAGTCTTGAACGAGGTAACACCCTCGTCGTCAGCCTTCTGCATCAGCCATGCTTCCAGCTTGGACATCTTGGCCTTGAGTTCAGCGACCTTCTCCTTGGTCTCGTTCTCAACTGCCTCCTTCTTCCTCCGCAGTTTGAGGTAGGTCTCCACCACCTGCTCGACCGTAAAGCTCATTCCATCCTCCACACCCGGACGCCCTGCGCCCCATCCTTGTCCACCTTGGCAGTGACGAACCGTGCTTCGAGCCGCTTGCCTGCCCGCTTGCACAGCGCAGACATCTGCGTGGTGTCCTTGTTCACGACGAAGAAGCTGTCACCAACTTCCATCTGGTCAAACGGGTACTTCCAGCGCACGTTCTTCTCCGGCAGCGGAACGTCCTTCTCGATGCTAAACGACATGTTATTCCTTTCCCATCTGGGCTATCAGGTCTAGCAACACACCCTGTAACTTCTGCTTATTCTGCAGACGTTCGTAGATGCGATGCTCCACCTCAGTTGCTTCAATGTGTACGACGTTCGACACATGCTTCTTGCCGATACGTTCGACACGACCGTTGGCCTGAACATACTGTTCATTACTAGTGATCGGACCATACCATACAACGGTTGACGCCGCTGTCAAGGTCAATCCATGCGCCATTGTCGCAGGATGTGCAATAAGTACGCGAGGGTCGCGGGCGTTCTGAAAGTTGTGGAAGATGTCATTGCGCTTGGCAGACGACACCTCACCGTTGACCACGCCCACCGTCCAGTCCTTGGACAGTTCGCGCTCCAGCATCCGCAGGGTGCCTGTCAAGGGGACGAAAAGGATAACCTTCTCGCCTGCTTCCTCGATGACTTCCTTCACGGCGCTGATCCGTGGGCCACAGTCCAGTTCGAGCAGCTCTCCGTTCTCCCCGTATGCTACACCCAGTGCGATCTGGATCAGCTTCTGTGCCTTGACCGCCTCGTTGACGGCAGTGATCGTGCCGCCTGCCACCTCGGTGACCAGCTGCTTGACCATCTGCTTGAAGTGCTTGGCCTGCTCGGGTGTCAGTGGCACCTTGCGGGTCTGCGTGATGGTGTCCGGCAGATCGAGACACTCCTCCCGGGTGAAGCGGATGGATGGCTGTAGCACGTGCTTCACAACGTCCACGCTCTCAGGGCGGGGGACGTACCTGTACTGGCCCATCTTCATCATGACCTGCTCACGGAAGTTCGTGTAGCTCTTGCTCATGTGCGGGCTGTCCACCAGCTTAGCCAGTGCCCACGCATCGGTGGGCTCGTTCGGGGTGGGTGTGCCTGTCATCAGCCACAGGTTCATGTGCGGCTGCACCTGCAGCCAGCGATAGAACTGCTTGAAGCGCCGGGTCGATGGGTTCCGGTAGACCGCTGCCTCGTCGATGATGACGAGGTCGAACATGTCCAGTGCTTCCTTGGCGATGATTGGGAAGCCATCGTGGTTGATGATGTAGAAGTCAGCCTCGGTGTTGAGCAGCTTGAGCCTGCGCTTGGCGTCGCCATAGAGGGTCACCGACTTGCGGTGGTACAACTCCTTGAACACAGCGTCACCCCACACCCGCTCAAGGGTGGACAGGGGCGACAGGATCAGCACCTTCTTAATGAGACCCATGTTCATCAGGTAGTCGGCAGCCCACAGGGCGCTGACAGTCTTGCCCGTCCCGATCGAGTTCAACACTAGGCAGCGCTTGTTCAGTGTAAGGAACTCAGCCGTGGACTTCTGGTGTTCGTATGGCG